CTGTGAATACAATAAAGTTTTTAGGAATAGTGATTCCATCTTTTGCTTTTGTATAAGCCATGAAAGGCATAAATCCAATTTTGCCTTCACCAGCTGGTATTAAAGAATAGCCATCAGTAATAGTAACATCGCTGCCATTATCTACTACTTTGCCAATTACTTCCTCTCCTGAGGATAATCTTACTAGTTTCATATTTTTCTCCATAGGTATATATTATACCATACTTTTAGTAATTTGTAAACGTTTTTATCCAAAAAAATCCTCAAGGCTTGCGACTTCTTTTGAGTTCCAGCCAACTGCATCCAATATTGGTTCAATTGGATCGAGGAAAGTTTTTTGAAATTGTATCTCATGATCAATATATTTTCTTAAGCCAAACTCTTCAGGAAGATAGTCTGGAAAAGCAATTACATTTTCATGAATTGAATTTGGTTGACGAAGATATAAGAACTTAATCTTTTCGCCATTATTGATTGGTTCATATTTCTTTTTAAGTTGCATATCTTCTACAAGTTTGTTATATAGAATAGAACCACGAACATGAATAGGTGTACCTTTTTTATAGAGAGTATTTCTATCCTGCCATTTGCGAACTTGAGTTACTCCACGAGGAAAAGCAATTTCATCTGGCTCAAGCGTTTTAAAATAGTTTTTGAATTGTTCGATTGCTTGTTGAACTGATGACTCATCTTCTTTCATGATAACGTGAAAGATCTTTTTAAGAGCTTCACGACATGGAGCTGGTGTAGAAGACTTAATAGCTTCAATACCCATAATTTTGAGTTTTGGTTCAGCATATCTTACGCCTTCGTTGTCATGTACATTCATAATATATCGTTTCTTTGCAGTCCAAAGAGCACGATCAGCAATTGCTTCACGTTTCATGACCATACGATTATCTACACCGCCTAATATATCATAGAGTTCAGCATAAGACTTTTCAAGCTCTGGTTCCAAAGCATCTTGGCAAACTTTATCTAAGAAATCGATTGGATTGTTTGGTTGTACCTTTTTGACGAGATCGTCTAAGCTAACATACAACGAGTCGGTGTCGATTGCAACGATATAATCTTTCCAGTCTCTGTTTTGGAGCACTCGATTGAGGTAGGAGTTAAGCGCATATTCGGCCCATCGTATTGTAAGTTGTCCGGTGAGGGTAATTGCTTCTGCGATTCGTTGGTCAAAAAAGCGAAAGTAGCGATTCCCCATAGCACCATACAAGCTATTAAGGAGAATCTTAATCGACATTTGTCTGTTTTCTGCGATTGCAATATCTCTTTCGATTCGATACATTTCTTGTTTATCATTTTTATCTACCTTTTGTAATTCTTTTTGAGCATCAATCATTTGTTGCTTGATTTCTACACGTTCTTTATACATCTCATCGATAATAAATGGAACAATACCTTGTCGATCAGTTCGAAAATATTGGCCATTTGCAGCAAGAGCTTTACCACGATTGTCAGGACGAGTAGATTTAGTAAGAACATTTTCAATATCAAACTGAGTAATCTCTCCATTGGCAATCGTTTCTGGCGACATGTTGTATTGCATAATGATTGATGGATATAGTGAGTTAAGATCGAACGATACAATATTGTCATGTATTCCTACATGAGGATCTTTTACAAACCCGCCAGGATAAGCTGACTTTGTTTTATCTTCGATAAATGGAACAACGATATTGTTTGCAAACAGTTTACGATATATAATCGTATCCCATATCAATGTTGTACCAAACGTATCATTATAGTTTACGCCACCTTTATATGCCATTGTCATGCAAAGTGTAATTAATCCAAGCTTATCTTCGATACGATCTACAAGCTCAACGTCTTTGATATTATAGTCAATAAACTTTTGATGATTATGTTTGTAAAGAGTATGAAGATTAGAATACTCTTCGTATGAGAGTTTCTTTTCGCCAAGTACAACATGAGCAATATGATCAAGTTTATACGACTCTTGTGGACCATATGAATAACCAAACTTTTTAAATAAGTCAAGATAATCTAATTGAGATATACCTTTAAGCTCATAAGCAGTTTGAGTTCTACCCATCTTAGTTATTTCTTGTCTGTCAACCATACCCCAAGGACTTAGCCTTTTGACATATGATTCGCCAAGCATACGATTAATACGATTGACAAGATATGGAATATCAAAGAACCTTGTATTCCAGCCAGTAACAACGTCTAGACTATATTGTTGAGAAGACCAATGAGTAATAAAGTTAATAAGCAAATCGTCTTCACGATCAAACTTACGATATACAACCATGTGATCTTTCATGTATGATTGTTCAGTGTCATAGTCGCCAAGTCCCCATACGTAATATGTTCCACCAATATTACTTTTCATTGCAATCGATATAACTTTATGATCAGCCTTTTCTGGCTCAGGGAATCCATCATCGGATGCGACTTCGATATCGATTGTGGTTACGTTGATTTTATTACGATTGAATTCAACTTCACCTGGGTAATAGTCATTGATAAAAGCAGGAATATACTTTGTATTTCCATAGATTGTTTTACCTGAGACTCCTTTGTTTGCAGTAACGTATTCGTTAGCTGCTCTCATAGATTCGAATCTCTTACCAGCATTAGCTACGCCGACAGGAGTTCCATCTAGAGCTTTCCAATTTGTTTTTAGATTTGTGGATGTAAAAAGGATTGGTTCGTATTTGATTTTCTTTTCGATTCTTCGACCATGATCATATCCTCGTAAAAGAATTTGATTGCCATATCGAGAAACGTTAGTATAGAATTGCAACATGTATATATTATACCATAGTTTTGTACGTTTGTAAACGTTTTATTTCAATTATTTTCAATAAGGTTGGGGGAGTTATTCCTCCCCCGCATGATTTTCATTTTGAGACTTAAATACTCGCCACTTGAGCAATCATTATAGCTGGTGCTAATCCTAAGATTAACGTAGTTACAATAATGCTAATTGTAGCTGTCTTTAAGGTCTCGGCAACGTCATCATATTTTTCAGCAAAGCTTATTATATGTTTCATGTTGTTCTCCAGTAAATAGTTGTTACTTATCTACTGAGTGTCGCTGCTCGCCAGTCTATCCTTTCAGATATTCTTTCTTCTTTGATGCCCCAGCAGACCCTAATTTGATCTTCCTAGGACGCTTTTCTTCTGGGAGTTCTACTCTGGCATACACCACTAGTATTCCATCCTTAAGATCAGCACCGTCAATTACAACAAATTCAGAGAGTCGGAAGGACTTCTCAAATTTGCGGGACGATATACCTTTAAATGCAAAGTCACGTTCATCTTTACCCATTTCACCAGATATTTTTAGGATTCCATCTTTGACTTCAACACTAATGTCTTCATCTTTGAATCCAGCAACCGCTAGTTCGATTAAGAATTTCTCCTCATCGATTCTTACGATGTTATGTGGTGGATAGTTATCAGTTCCAGATCTAGCACTTTGATGAATCCTTTCCAGGTCTTCAAATAAAGTATCAAATCCAACGAATAGTGAACGAGGCACGTTCAAGTTATTTCTTACCATTTTAATTCCTCCTATATAATAGCAAGGTTGTTTGTGATCCGGTCCAATACCGCAATCATCAATTATATTTATAATAGCTTAGATGCTACTTTAAATAATTTGTGTGAATATACCAACGATTAATCCAGCTGTAAACATTACTAGATATCCTAATAGAGTTAATTGATCGTCTATCATTTTGTTTTTTGGTATAAGTTTTAAGTTTTTTAGTTCTTTTATTGTTTGCTTTCCTGTCATTCCTGTTTTTGAGTGTTCCCAATATTATATTTTGGACAGAGCTCCCATTGTGATTTCTCCTTAAAGGGGATCACCTTAATTTGTCTTAATGGAGCAATATCTTTTGCTTTCTCAGGATTAACTATTGATATAAGTCCCCAATCAGCAAGTAATGTTGATATTGTGTTTCTACGTTGTATATCGTTTTCTAATAAATTAGATGGCTTACCATCTAATAGAAAGAGCTCTTTAAAATGGACGATGAAGTATCTGCCTTGCTTATGTAATATATGACAAGACTGAAATAGCTTTTGGTCCTTTCGTGATGCGACTCCAATACGTGTTAATGTTTCACGTATTTTTAAAAAGTCGTCTGGTTCGTTGAGAGTAACTTCAAGCATACTGCTTGGAGTCCAATCTGTGATTTGTATGTTATCGTTTTCCACCTTTATAAATCCTTTGTTTCAATTGTTCAATTTGTTCATGACTCATTAATGATAATGCAGATTTAGCCTTTTCATTACTATATCCATAATATTCTTTGATGAGTTCGAGATTGTCGACTTCACTGGCCTTAATCCATTTGGACCATCTCTTCTTCTTCCTTATTATATTTATAAAAAAATCGAACTGAAGGCGACTATCTAGGTGATGAAAACGATTCATTTCATTAGCAAAGAGGATAGTATCTTGAAAATGCGATAATCCACGATTAATAATAAATGAATTATACTCTTTTTCAGCAATATCATCTACCATGATATCTTTCTTAGATTCGTTAATTGCTTTTAAATATTCAAATGGATTCATTTTCGTTTATGTAAACTCTTGCTTGTTTTTCTGAGTCAAAGATTCTTTCGTATTTTACTTCATTATCTTCAAATCGAACGACTCTCCATCTTGTAACTTCTAAATCGTACATGACTGGCCACATTTGATATTTTGTTATAACTTCTTCTTCTGCTTCAAATGTGCCGTTATGTAGGTTATGAATAAATTTCTTAATCATTTGAATTTAACTCCTGCCATAACTTCAGTTAAACATGCAACCATATTCAATTCATGGTCAGCAACAAAACTGTTTTTATATTGATAATCTGCCAAGATCAAAACCAATTGTGGTATTGATTGTGGCTCTACGAATTCGTTCATGTTATCGTATATTTTACGAAACATCGATGCTGGTTCAGTGTCAATGTTATCTGCAACCCATTGTCTCATCTGTTTAAAGTTTTTAATTTTAAGAGAATTCATCAGAGTATCTAACGATATATCCGTTGCGTTTGCAAGTATTCCACTATCAATCTTACCAAAGTTAGAGTATCTTTGTAACTCATTTAATGTTCTACGAAAGTCTGGAAAGTATTTAATAATCAGTTCAGCAAGAACAGCTGGATCTGAATTGATATTTTCAACTGATAATATTTGCTGTACTCTTTGCATGAACATACCAGCCAAAGCATCTCTTTCTTTCTTTGGCATAGCAAATTCAATAACACTACATCTTGAATGTAATGGTTCAATAACACGATTTTTAAAGTTGCATGTTAATATAAACCTACAGTTAGCTGAAAACTCTTCAATAAATCCACGCAAAGCTGGTTGAGTGGATTGTGGATTAAGGTAGTCCGCTTCGTCTAAGATGACGACTTTGTAGCCGCCTGATAAGGAAACTGACGAAGCGAACTGTTTGATTT